ATCTAAAACAAAATTTTCTAATTTAGAAAAATCTATTAACATTATAGAAATAGATGCGGATGCTGATACCATTAAAGTAACAGATTCTAAGGGAGAAACTATAGCAAATTATGTTAACGAGAAATGGGACCCAGTTGAGTTTCATAGTGGGGGATCTGCTCTTGCTACAACTGGAACTAATCTAGATTCTTACAATCAAGCTTTAAAACAAGCTGTTGATAATTTACCAGCAGAGGATGTAGAAAAACTTGCTTCTTATAAAAATAAAAAAGATATTGAAAATGAAACAGTAGCAAAAGGTGAGAAGATATCAGACTTAGTACGTAGTGCAACAAGAACTGCTGTAAATGATTTTCCTAGAGACCCAGAAGGATTTTTTATTGGGAGGTATCCTATAAATCAAGAAGACACTTCAAATTTTGATTTCTTTAAGATAACCTGCTATGACTATCAAGCAGGATTATTTCAAGGTGATAGTAATAATGCACTTGTAATACCAGATATGGATAAAAGAAAAAAAATTAGAAGGGGAGTGGTGAGTCTACCCATGCAACCTGGCATATCAGAATCAAACAATGTTGATTGGGGAGGAAATTCAATAAATCCTTTACAAGTAGCAGGTTCTCAAATGGCTGGAAAAGCTATAGATGCAGGAGCTAATGCATTAACTGGGGGAGGTTTTGATCTCTCAGGAATATTACAACAAGGAAAAGAAACTGGTGATGCAGTTTTTAAATCTCTTAGTGAAGATCTGATAAAAGCATTCTTTGCACAACAAGCATTGGGTGCAAACATAATAGGAAGATCTACAGGACTAACAATCAATAATAATCTAGAAGTATTATTCAATGGTCCAACATTAAGATCATTTAACTATAACTATAGATTTACACCTAGAGAACCAAAGGAGGCTGACAAGATAAAACAAATTATCAGATTCTTTAAAAAACAAATGGCTCCTAAGAGATCTAACAGTAGAATCTTTTTAAAGAGTCCAAATGTTTGGAAGTTAAAGTATACATATAAGAATGGAGATCCACATCCTTTCTTAAATAATATAAAGATATGTGCTTTGACTGGATTCAATGTTGACTATACACCAGATGGTTCATATGCAACCTATGAGGATGATGGTGGTAGAGGAGATGGTTCAATGACCTCTTATCAGGTAGGTCTATCTTTCAAAGAGATAACTCCAATATACAATGATGATTTCTGGAATGATGATGAAGGAAAAGAAGGAACAGGATTCTAACTATGACAAACTCTTACTTCAGACAAGTACCAAATCTTGATTATGTCAATCGCAATCCCAATGCTAATGACATATCTAACTATATCACTGTAAAAAATCTATTCAAACGTGGTAGATTACGTCCTGACATTTTTCAAGACTTAACTTACTTTGAAAAATATAGTGTTGTTGGTGATGATAGACCAGATACTATTGCACAACAATATTATGATGACCCTACTTTAGATTGGTTAGTTCTATTAGCCAACAACATAACTAATGTGCAATCAGAGTGGCCTATTCCACAATCATCTCTAGATAATTTTTTACTAGAAAAATATAGAACATATGATAAATTATTTTCTGGTATTCATCACTATGAAACTGTGGAAATTAAGAATACAAAAGGTGCTGTCATACTCAAGGGTGGATTAGAAACTCCAAACACATGGAAAACTAATGGCAACTTCATTCAAGCTATCAATACAAAGATAACTCAAATATCTGGCACTGAATCTAAGATAGCCACTGTTACCATGAATAATGGTATCAAAGATTTGAAAGTAAGTGATGAAGTTCTAGTTCAAAATGTATCTACTGATGTTTACAATGGAAGATTCCCTGTTACTGAAGTGCTTGCTGTAGGTGATGTGGCAATCAGATTCAAATATATATTACCAGAAATTCCATCTGTTCAGAATCCTAGCATAGGTGGGACAGAGCAAGTTACCTTTACTGTCAAAGGTGAGGTTGGTACTGGCAATGCTCACTACTATGAGTTCTTTGACAATGGAACATACCATACAATTCCAGTAGCAAATGTTGTTAAACCAGTAACCAACTATGAATATGAATTAAAAATAGATGAAGATAAAAGAAATATATTTCTTCTAAAAAATACATATCTAAATGTGGTTCTTAATGATATGGATAAGATCATGCCATACAAGAAAGGTGCTGCCCAGTATGTGAGCAACACCTTAAAGAAAGGAGAGAATATTAGATTGTATACATGATCTACTTAAGTAGATTTATATATGCTGCTATGACCAAGAGGGTCAAGCAGAGTTGATTATATCTCAAGAGTCAGCTAACTTTTGAAAGTAACTGAGTGCTTCATCTTCTTCATCAGAAGATGTTGATACTGGTGCAGCCACTGGAACTGGATCTTCAGCTTCAGATACTACCTCCTCATCTAGTCTAGGTGCTTGCTTTTGTATCTGCCCTAAGACAGTTTTCAAGCGTCTCTCCAAATCTTCATATGACTTAAACTGATCTGGTGCAGTGATAGCAGATAAAGAATACTGCTTCTTCCACAATGCCTCTAATGCATCATCATCATCTAGTAAAGGTGCTACCTTATCAAACTCTGACTTATCATAGTTCCAGAACCCATCCTTCTTCACAATCTTCAGCTTAAAGTTTGCACCCTGCCAAAAATCAAAAGGATTGATTGGAGTTTCATCATCAAACTCTGGTTGCATTGCTTCCAGAACCTTATCAAATATTTTCTTACCATACTTAAACAAGAATACTCTACCCTCATTCTCTGGATGAAGAGGATCTTTTACAACATAAACATTGGAGTAATAAGATAGCTTACGCTTCTGCTTACGTACTGTATCCTTATCAGCATCATTACCACTGTTCCATAACTGACGATTGTAGTCAGATACAGGATCTTTACCACCAGTAGTGGTTAAAGAGTTTTCAATATACCATCCACCTGGTCCTTGGAATGCATGTGAGTAGACCTTTACCCAAGGGAGTTCTTCTCCATCAGGTGCTGGAAGGAAACGAACAACTGCTGATCCAACACCAGTCTTGTCCAGTTCTGCTTTCCAGAATCTTTCATCTGCTCCACCAGAAGATGAGTTCATCTTCTCTACTTCTTTTACTAGTCTATCAGTAAGAGAACCCAGTTTGGATTGCTTTCTCAGTTTGTCAAAAGACATTTAGATTACCTCGTATTTGTTGAGATTTGGCCTGTGTGTAACCACTATACTTGATTCACCTTGCAGTGTCAAGTACAAGATCCTTGAGGATTTTTTTGTAGTGGAATACATCTATATTTAGGAAGGGAGAATACTTTTTTATTTTCATGCTAGTGCTTTTCCATACCACATCATCCATCTTCTTATCAAAGTTAACTCTATATCCTAGTATTCTATCATATATAACCATTGATTCTATTGATGTTCTACCTGCTAAATGACTTTTCAAAATGAGAGGATGTCCCTTTGAACAATCAAAAACATCATCAAATTTTTTATCCTCAAATAGATCAGTAGCCTCATTCTTAAAAACATAAGATAGAGATTGAATCTTCCTCTTCCACTCATTAAATATCTTCTCACCTGACTTCACTATGGTAGCCATGTAAACCATCTGTGGATCTTCTCCTGCCACAAAATTAGAAACAAAAAAATTAACAATGTCCTTATCAGGATATGCTCTCACCATTCTTTCAAACCAAAATCTATCCTTCCTTGCTGGTCTGTAGTCTTTATCTCCTTTCAATCCCTTTCCATAAAAACTTTCTTTAGTTGCTCTAATTCTTTGAGTTCTATTTTGTATGAAATCATATTTGTCACCTTTAGTAAAATGCGTCTTCAACGCAATGTAAGTCTTATAACATTCAAATGGCATCATTAAAATATAGGAAGTTTAGCTCTAGATGTTCTCTTTAAAAAATTAAGTTCCTGTGCTTCATACTTAATCTTTTCCTTTAATGGTTTAGGAATAAGTTTAGGCACTGATTCCAAATCAATACTGTTCTGATCACAAAAATGTATGATAGCATCAATGTAATTCATATGTTTATTGACTTGCACAAGAGTTTCTATCTCCTGTGCAAATCTAGATGGACAGAAGAACTTCTTCTCCAATACCTTTTCTAATTCATTGTCCATCAGATTCTTTCCCAGTGTGGTTAGATACAAACTCTTTAATATAACGAACTAGAAGTTTAATATAATCCTCTTTGTTCCTTTTGTCAAATACTTTTACTTCACCATTGGGAGTTACCATGATGGTGATAAGTTTAGTGACTGGTATGTCTGTCAATTCATAGTATGCAGCAGCATAGAACATCTCCTGCACAAAATAATTTTCCAACCACTTCTCAGGTTTAATTTTACTTGATGTCTTAAAATCTATGACTGCTAACTCGCCTTCATACTCTGCTATGCAATCAACTCTACCAGCAAGACCAAGGTATTCTGAATAGAGTGTCCTTTCTATAGCATGTATGTTATTTATCTTATCTAGATATGGTGTAGCATGATGGAACATGAACTTAGTAACTGGTGTAAATAAATCCCAGTCCATCTCATGATTCTCTAGATATCTTTGTGCTGCCTCATGATAGTCTGTTCCTCTAGCAGTAGCAGCTTTAGTTATCTTGTTAGCTTTATTATCTCCTACTCTCCTACGCCAATCCATAAAGATTTGTCTATTGTAGAAAGAAGTTACTGATGTGATAGATGGAACCCACTTACCACTTGGTAGTTGATACAATCTACAACCAGGAGTTTCTCTTTTGTCTAGTTCAAGATCACCTAAAAAATTACAATGGGTAAAACTCATAGATTCAATTCCAATTTTGAGAGTAGATATTCCTTACACAAACCTGACCTTACTATATCTTCTACACCAAACTCAATAATATCTACTGAGGGCATAATTCTTAGGATGTTCATGAAGTCATGAATACCATTCCTTTCATTCTGTTTGATCAAGTCAGTTTGAGTAGCGTCTCCACAGAACATAATCTTGGAGTCAGTTCCTATCCTTGTTATTATACTATCTAATTCATGAAAATTCAAGTTCTGAAACTCATCAACTATAATGATAGCTCTGTCTAGAGTTGTTCCTCTAATGAATGAGGTGCTCCAGAATCCAATGGTCTCCTGTGCCTTAAGATTACCATACAACATCTCAAAGTCTGCCTCACTAGGCATCTCAAACATATACTTAACCATATTCTTATATGGTATCTGATACAGGTAAGACTTATCCTCATGATCACCAGGTAAGAATCCAATCTCTCTGGTAGCAACAAGTGATCTTACAATATAGATCTTGTCATAAGGTGTATGTGGATCTAATACATCACCTAGTGCATTGAATAAAGTGATGAAGGTTTTACCTGTACCTGCTGCACCATAAGCAACTAGATTTTTATTCTTAGCATAAGAATCAAATAAAGCTTTCTGATTTTCAGTTAAGGGTTCTACATCCCTCAACATATCAGCATTGATTGGTTTCTTCCTTTTCATCTGTTTGGATGTTAATCCAACACCAATAGGTTGGTCCCCATTCTTCTTTTTTCTTGGCATAATTAAGTAGAGAAAGGTTTGACAGTAGCACCAGGCATCTTGGATGCTTTTCTAAGAACTTCATTCCAACCTGGTTTCTTCTTAATCAACTTCTCTTGCCACTCACCTACTTCTCCTACGCTAGCACATCCTTTACTCCAATCTTTATCCCAGTCAGGATTTTCTTCTCTCCATTCATCATAGGCACTCATAGTCATAGAGAGTTCTTGAGTCTCTCCAGTCTTGAGATTTTTCACAGGGTATGTTGGCATAAGTAAACTTTTGGGTAGTTTTATTTAGACCCATTCAAGGGCTTGAGAGACACTAGGGAACTGCTCACAGAATATTCTTCTGCATTCTTCAGCAATTTTCATGTGTTCTTTCTGTGTTCCATGAGCAGATCTTAGATTGATGTAGTGTATCCACGACCTTACAGAACCAGTCATGTATAATTTTG